TGGCGACCGCTCGCGCCGTCGACCGTCGCGGCGAAGCGCATCATGGGGCTCCCTGCAGGACTGCGCACGCCATCGGGGCGCGTCCCGCGCCGACTCCTGCAGCGCGGGCAACTCAACGAGCGTACCATCCTCATCCTCACAGGCGAGCTGCGCGACAGCGTCGCGCAGAAGAACCACCCACACCACATCATGCGCATCTCCAAAGACCGAGTCGAAGTCGGCACCTCGCATCCGCTTGCGCCCATCCACGAATTCGGTACGCAACCCTACTGGATCTACCCGCGACGCGCACGCGCACTCCGATTTGTCGACAGCCAAGGACGCTGGGTCTACCGACGGCGCGTCTACCACCCTGGCGTGCCCGCACGACCGTTCCTGAGGCTCACGCAACAAGACGAGGACGACATCCACGACGCGCTCTTCGAATACCTCGCCGACGCCGTCATCCGACCCGACACGGAGGGACTGCTATGAGTGGCGAACTCCAACCCTGCACGGTCTACGAAGGCGATGTCTTCGACCTGCTCCGCATGCTGCCCGACCGATCCGTCGACATGGTCTTCAGCGACCCCGACTACAATATGGGCATACGCTACAACGGGCGACGGCACAGGAAATCGTGGGACGACTACATCGACTGGTACATTCGGCTCGCGCATGAGAGTTTGCGAGTGCTGAAAGACGACGGGAACGCATTCTTCCTCAACATGCCGAAGCAGAACGCCTACCTGCGCGTGCGCTACCTCGACGACGCTTGCTACGATGTGCATGAGTATGTCTGGTGCTATACGACCCCTCTGCCGTCCAGCCCCTATCGGTTCAGAACAGCGCATCGCACAATCCTGCACGCGCGTAAGCAGAAGCGCACGCGTTGGTACAAGCACGCCGTCGCGCTGCCGTACAGGAGACACAACGACAAGCGCATTCAGCGTGCGCTCGCCGAAGGCTCGACAGGGCGCATGCCTGACGACTGGTTCTACTTCGATATCGTCACGGCAGGCTCGCGCGAGAAGACAATCCATCCGTGTCAGGTGCCGCGGCGGCTGTTCGAGCTGCTGCTCCGCGCGTCGACGCTTGAGGGCGACTTGGTGCTGGTGCTGTTCGGAGGCGCAGGCTCAGAAGTCGCTGTCTGCCACGAGCTGAATCGACGATGACTCACTGCCGAAATCGACCCCGTATACGCAGACCTGATTCGCAAGCGCATCGCGCTCGGACGAATCCCCGACGAGTACCGATGGCGACCGAGCGGTACAATTCGGCGATGAGTGGTAAGTATCAGGTACGGAAGGTGCGTCGGGATGGTGTGGCTCAGCGGTACTGGGTCGCGCCGACACGCGAGCATGACAGTGCGGTTACCGCAGTCATGAGCGGCAACCTCGCCTCGGCGGAATCGCGCGAGGCGCAGGAACTTGCACGGAAACTCCTACAGAACCCATCGGTGCAGGAATCGCTCTACCGCTCGCTGGTGCGACAGTATGAGGAAACGAAGTCCTCGAATGTGGAACTGATGTTGTTCCTGCAAAACTACTTAGCGCATGGTCATCCAGAGGCAGAGGCGCTTCTCGTGCGATTGGCAACCGAACCATCCGACGGGAATGTACGAAGCGCCGCTATCCATACGATAGCGACCTCTATGGATGCGCGTGCGCCGCGCTTGCTTCGCGAGGTCGCCGACAAGGCAACCGACGAATGGACGGCTCGCGTCGCCATCGTCGACTTGGCAGGCTACCTTGACATCACGATGGAAAACCTGATCGGTGAAGGAATCACGCCTGCAAGGGAGGCGGTACTCGATGCGTTGGAGACGCTCGGACTCGCGATGCAAGGCGAGTGGTTCAGACCCGAAGGCGAGATAGACTCCATTCTCTCCGCCTTGAACTACAATCGTTCGGAATTCGAGCAGGCGGCTCAAGGGCAGATACCTGCTCGCGTTGAAAAGCAGGTTATCAACGGGCTGATGTCGATTCTCTCGTTGGGCAGCTTGACCACTGAGGGGTTCGAGCGAACGCTGGATGTCATCAAGGAGTGGGGGTCAGAGTACGCGCTCTCCAAGCTCCGTTCCTACTTGAGAGGCGCTATTTCCTTGTTGAGAGGCGTCATTTCGCAACAGCGTCGACAAATGGTCATCGACGCGATAAACGAGATAGAACACCAGCTGAGGCGCAAGTCGGGGTGAATGCTGTGGCGATGAATGCTAAGTATCAGGTACGGAAGGTTCGTCGGGATGGTGTGTCCCAGCGGTACTGGGTCGCGTCGACACGCGAGCATGACGATGCGGTCATCGGCGTTATGCGCGACCGTCTCCCTACGGCGGAATCGCGCAAGGAGCAGGAACTTGCACGGAAACTCCTGCAGAACCCATCGGTGCAGGAGTTGCTCTACCGCTCGCTGGTGCAACAGTATGAGGAAACGAAGTCGTCGGATGATGGGCCGATGTCTTTCCTGCAACATTATTTGTCGCGTGGGTATCCTGAGGCGGAGTCGCTGCTCGTGCGATTGGCGACCGAACCCTCCAACTGGCATTTGCAATACGCAGCTGTCATTACGATAGCGAAATCTATGAATCCGCGTGCGCCGCGTTTGTTTCGCGAGATAGCCGACAAGGCGACCGACGAATGGACGGCTCGCTCCGCTATCTTCAACTTGGCAATCAATCTTAAAGTCACGATGGAAAACCTAATCGGTAAAGGAATCACGCCGACAAGGGAGGAGATACTCGATGCGTTGGAGACGCTCGGACTTGCGATGCAAGGCAAATGGTTCGAGCCCAAACCCAAAGGCGAGATAAACCCCATCCTTGCCGCGTTGAACTACAAGCGTTTCGATTTCGAGAAGGCGGCTCAAGGGCAGATACCCACTCGCATCGAAGAGACGCTTATCGACGGGTTGGTGTCGATTCTCTTGACCGAAGACTTGTCCACTGAGGCGTTCGATAGAACGCTGGATGTCATCAAGGAGTGGGGGTCAGAGTACGCGCTCTCTAAGCTTCGTCCTCTGTTGAGTGGTTCACTTCCGCCACAGCGTCGAGCGATGGTTGTGGACGCTATACACGATATAGAACAACGGCTGAAGCGCAAGTCGGATGAATCGGTATAATTGCACGGCATGTCGCGGCGGAACCAGCAGACGACGGCGCGTGTTGTGAGTGACGAGCCTATCTGCGATTGTGCGGATGAGCATCGCGTCGATGTTCATCTCGAAAGCACGGATGGGTATCCAGCGGTTGCGAACCTCTGTACCCGATGCGGGCGGATACATCGCTTGCCCGCGAACGCGCGTGTGCGCGAGCGTCACGATGAAGACACTGAGACCGAGCGCATGTTGCATCGCGTCTTGGCAGCGGATCGCGCCAACGCGCTACGACTGCAAGAGGAGATGCTGGAGTTATACGAGCGCATCGAGCGCGAGCGTGATGAAATCGCGCGACGCGTCGAGATGTTCCGAAGACGATACCCCCAGCCGCCCGCGCAGACCTCGGCACATTACCGTGACGCGCTCGCGCAGTACGAAGCGGACATCGAGCGACTCCGCGAACTGGAGATGGCGGAAGCGCACGCCAACGAAACGCTCGGTATGCTCGCCATGCAGGAAGACCCAGACCCTGAGCAGTTCGAGCGCGTTCGAGCAATCGCGGGTATGCCGAGCCTTGACGCTACGATCCCGTCAGAACCTGACGACGCTACGCCAGACGCTACTCCATCGGAAGCGGGAACGACAGATTCGGAAGCGACGGATGCGCCTGCCAATACTGACCGTAGGTATTCTCCGTGATACCGATTCGCAGGGGCATCCCCTGCGTCTTCTGACGAAACTGTGCGTCCCAGTCGCCATCCCAGCTGGTCTCCCCGTCCGTTAGCACCAGCACGCCGCTGTATCCCCCCTCTTCATCTCTCTGTCGCGGCACGATTAACTCATCGACGGCTTGCATGAGACTACCCGTCACATCCGTGCTGCCCGATACCTGCAACTGTTTCGCGATATCTTTAGTTCGGCTGCGCAGTTCCTCGGCGTTAACCTCAATCGCGCGTTCAGCGTGCAGGGATCCCGTGAACGGCACGAAGGTGAACCGCACGCCCTCATCCGCGCCAGAGTTCTCGGCGAGGTCTTGCATGTGACCCAGAAACTTGCTGAGCATCGCGTCGTCTATGGAGCCCGATGCATCGACGAGTACCAGTATACGCATCGAGTCGCGTCTTATCCCACGCGGGAGCAGCACATTCCCGACGGCGAGCTGTGACGGGTGCCTGCGCCCGATGGCGATGTTTGGACGCCACCGCCTTGCGAATCCCATCGACTCGCTCATAAACTCGCGCAGCACCTGTTGCCAATTAACGCGGCGCATGCCCCGAATCGCGCTGATGAGACGCTGCGCGTTCGCGCTGCCCTTGCCAGCCTTCCGACCCGCCTCCTCTGACGCCGCGTGCGACTCGCGTGCCACACGGTTACGCTCACGCTCCATATATTCCTCAGGCGTCATGCCCGATTCTGCCGCCCGACGCTCGACCGTGCGACGCACCAGCTCATGATTCTCATCCAGCATGTCGCGCCCCAACGGATTCTGGGATGCTTGGTTGCCAGTTGCCCCGCCCGACTGCTGTGACTGACTCCCGCCTGACTGCGACTGCGACTGCGATGACTGCTGCGACTGACCTCCGCTTGACTGCGACTGCGACTGCGACTGCGATGACTGCTGCGACTGACTCCCGCCTGACTGCGACTGCGACTGCGATGACTGCTGCGACTGACCTCCGCTTGACTGCGACTGCGACTGCGACTGCGATGACTGCTGCGACTGACCTCCGCTTGACTGCGACTGCGACTGCGACGATTGCGCCGACTGCGATGACTGCTGCGACTGCTGCGACTGCTGGGACTGTGCCTCTGCGATTTGGTTCCCCGCATGCGTGCGGTAGTTCGACTCCCACGGCAGGTAGGGATCGCAATCCTCAAGCTTGTGTATTGCCCAATCGAAGTTCGCCTCTGGCGAGACGACACGCGCCTCGCGCATCGACTTCAGCAGCCCCTCGATGAGCGTGTTGATTTCCAGATCCGCCACATCGTTGAATACCGAGTGCGGACTCACGCCTGCTCGTTCCAGCTCGCCGATAATATCGCGATTGAGACGCTTATAGTCATCGAATCGTGGGAAGTGGGTGAGTGCGAGGTGCAGCGCCTCATGCAACAGCACCACCTGCACCATGTCGACGGTCGCCCGCACAAGGTCAGACTCGCTTATCTTCTCTCCCGTGCGCTTCTGGTGCTGTTCCGCCATGATTTTCGGAATCTCGCGCGTCACGAAGTCTGGCGAGATGTAGAGGTGTCCGAACGGGTCGACCGCCATCGTATCCAGCTCGTTCGTGTAGACAATCTTCTGGAACGGGAGCAGGCGTGAGAGGGACGGGAACACCGAGCGCAGTCGTGTGAAGGCGTTCCCGACGATTTCCTGCGCTCGCGCCAGAGACTGCGAAGGCGATGCAGGCGCGGGTTCCGACGGCGTCTTAGACTCCGCACGGGCATGCACGGCAGACTCAGGGAGTACCCAGTAGCGCCGCTGGAACACTCCGTGCGTCCCGCGCACCATATGTGGTTCGGGATGGAGCCTGCCCCCGTGCGACGGGTCGCTCAGGATGACCGAATCCCACCAGACCACGCGCGACTTACTCATCGCCTCTCCGCGATTGTACCATACGGCGCATCGGTCAGGTGACCGTGTGCGCTCAGCAGGTGCAGTGCGTGGAGCAGCTCCTCGCGATGCTCAGGCGAGAGATGCTCCCACACATTATTGACCGTCTCCCAGTGCCGTTCTATCGTGTCTCGGATTCTGCCTCGTGCGCTCGCATGGAGCGGCGCGACATTCACAGCGGGATGCGACAGCACCTGCGCCACATGCTCAGGCGCATGACCTGACAATCGACCGAGTTCCGCGTGCTGCTTGCGACGCGCATCCTCATGGTAGGCGCGATATTCGTCGTGCATCTCCTCTGGGAGTATCTCCTGACCCGATTCTGCGTCGATGACGGGCGTATGGAACATCGACAGCAGTCCCATCCCTGCAGCCGCGCGATGCGCCTCGCGCGAAATCGCATGCACCGTCGATGCATCGCGGTTCTGTGCGAGAGTCTCCAGCAGACTGTCGAGACGGTTGAGACTGCGTTCCGTCTCCGTGTGCGTGTCGTGCAGGCGTTGTGCTACGATTTCGGGGTTGCCCGAGCCGAGTATCGCACGCACGCCCCGTCCCAACGGCGAGCGCGGGTCGACCGCTTCAAGGTGTAGCGCGTGCGCTGCAGGTGCGCCATGCTGACCCGCCAAGTGGAGCAGGTGCTTGGAGCGCGTGAGGTCGACCGATGCGTGCGAGTCGAACCCTGGCATGTGCAGGTCGGATGTTCCGTCGGGGTTCGTGCTGACATGCAGCTTGCCCGTGTCGGTATCCAGATAGTGCAGTGGGAGCGAGAACCCGTAGGGTTGCTGCGACGGGGGCGTGTCGTCGCTGGATAGCACGCGAATCAAGTCGTCGACGGTCTCAATCGGCTGGCTCTTGAAGGTCGCGCGGGTATCCTTTGCGCCTGCCTCCTTCGCGCGGTCGGAGTGCGTGATGAACACTCCCTCATGCGTCGCGGCGTCGTGTACCCGCGTCGCGCGATGCACTGTCCGACCGTGATGCGACTCGCTCACCGCAGCGTCGTCCATAATCGCTTCGACCGATTCCGCGCCTCGCGGCTTGAGCGCCGTCTGGATAATCTCGTGAATCTTGGGGATATTCGGGCGTCCCACATTACATGCCAGAAACCGCTCCACCTCTGGCGAGTCCAAGTCGTATCCGAGCGCGAACAGCACGGACAGCTGGTCGGCGAGTATCATCACGCGCCGCGGCGACATATGTTTGCGATCGGAGTCCATCGAGGCGTAATCGGGCATATAGTTCGGGTCAGACTTGAAGTTATGCCACATCCCCGCGAGGTCGCCTGATACCATCGCGTCGATGAGCGCACTCGCGATGCGGTAGTTCGTCTTTGCGCATTCCGCGCGGAGATCCGAGCGTAGCCCGCGTGACGACATCAGCTTCAGCAGCGTCATCAGATTCTGATGCTCGCGCATCACCTCGCGTGCGGGACGACCCGTCTCCAGTTTCGCTCGCATCTGTTCCAGCTCGCCCGCCGCGCCCGCCAGCTCGGGCGACGACGCCTGACGCGCCTGACGCGCCTCTTCCGCTTCTCGCTCCGCCTCCTCGTCATAATCCAGAACGAACCGACGCAGACGCTCACGCGCACCTGCCGATTCGCGCGACGCCTCCTGCTCAAACACCGACTGAATCGCGCGTACATACTCGTCCTCTTCCGCAGGCGTCGTCACATAGTAGAGGAACCTGTCCGCGAACGGAACCAGCGAGGAGCGCATCTTGCCCATCTCGCCTTCCCAATCCGCGCGGTTACCGAGCATCACGATGCGGAACGGAACGCCCAGCCGACGGTCAGCAACGATACCGTTTGTGATGAGCGACAGCATCGTCTGCAGAATCTGCGGTGACTTGGTCGCCTCATCGAATACCAGCACCAGCGGTACGCCGTGCTGTTTGCAATACTGAATCTTGTGTTCCAAATCCGCTGTGAACATGAACCGCACCATGCCCTCGTCAATCGCTTGTGCGCCCATCTGCTCTGTGATGTTGTAGACTGCCGATTGCACATTCACGATATGGACGCGGAACGGCGCGGCATTCTGTTCCGACATGGCGTCGCTCATGTTCATCATCGCTTCCCACAGCGTGGTCTTGCCCACGCCAGGGGCGGAGAGCATCATCACGGGGTGCCCGACGGCGCTCCCGTTCTCATGGATACGCACGGCGAGATGAGCGAGCATCATCTGCCGCTCCATCGGGTTCAGTCGATCGATGGCGTTGCGCAGCGTCTCGCGTACCTCTTCAGGGAGCTGTTCGACATCCAGTCCTGCGGGCGCGGCGCTGGGAGCGCCCGCGCCGTGCGACGGCGCGGGCGCCTGAGGAGGAGACACGAGAGGATGAGACACGGAAGGAGGAGATGAGGAGGTTGGCGATGCAGGGGAAGACTTCTGCTTGCGTGCTTCGAGCGGCTCGCCGCGCTCGCCGCGCACCCAGTAGGTCTGCTGGTAGGTCGTGCCCTCGCGATGCACCATTCGCTTCTCAGGGTGTAGACCACGCGACATCGGGCTCGGATGGTATTCGTACCGCTCCGAGAACAGCACCGTGCGCCACCAGACGCGACGCTTGCGACTAATCCGATTCGATGTAACGATTCGCATGAGACGCTCCATGATGGGTATACGCCGTCGAGACCAGCGCATCGACTCGTGAGACCAAATCCCTGTCGCTCGGCGCGTCGCTGTTGCGCACCTCATCCGCAAGCACATCGATAAGACCCACCAGCACCATCCACGGCGAGGAGTCGGGGTCGCCCTGATACGACTCGGCTAAGTCCAGCAGGTGCTGTAGCAGCTCGCGCGGATCCGCATCGCCCAGACGCGCCATGGCGCATGCGACGCCGACATCACGGGCACGCTCCAACAGCGCGTCGATGTCCTCAACCTGCAGTATCTCCTGCACAATCGGCGGTCGCTTCATCTTATTCCAGCCTCCGACGAATCGATTCGATGACCGCGTCAAGATACCTACTGCTCATGCCCAGCTCGCGTCCAATATCCGTGCGCGATTGACCCGACACGAGCCGTTCCGCCACCTCACGCTCCTCTGGCGACATCACTGCCAGAGTCGCCGTCCATTCCAGCGCATCGTCACTCGCCTCAGCGTGCATCGCACACCTAATATCCCACTCGTTGTAGGCAATCTCCTTCCGTTTGCGCAGGTATTCTCGACCCGTGTTCGCAATCGCGCGGCGGATGTACCGCTCGGCGCTCTCCATGCGGATGCGCGGCGCGTTCACCCACAGTTTGACTGCGACCTCGTTCGCCAGCGACTCCGCCTCGTCGGTCTCGATATGGTACGCTTTGAGATACCACGCAAACGCGCAGTCGCGCACACACTCCGCAAACAGGTCGTACTCGCAGGTCTCATGACCGCGCTCCAAAGCGACGAGCATCTCCCGCCATCGCGTCATAGATTACCATCCGCTTCCCGTGCGCCGTACACTCCGAACGCTTCGCACGGGCGTCGGCTGCGACAGCGGCGCGAACACTGGCAGCATCCATTCGACCGATTCGCCCAGCACATGCGCCCAGCCCCGTTCCAGTCGCTGCAACTCGTCTTCCGCCTGCTGATACAACTGTTGGGCGTAGGGGTTCATGGACGCGCCGATGTTGGTTATCGCCAGCGTTCGCGCCTCCACCAGCGCCGCCGCCAACTGCATCGCTATCGTGGGTATCGGTGGCTTCGCAGGCTCGTTCGTCGTCATCATGCGTGGGTACAACCGCACCAGACGCGAACGGATGTACGACTCCGCAGCATCGATAGCCGCCTGCAACACGGAATCGTCTATCGGCTCCAGATTCCGCACATAGAACCGCACCTGCGCTGGCGTCACCCACGACATGGCTAAGTTCTCCCGTGATGTTTGGATGTGGGTGCGCTCCGCATCAGAGCGCACCCGCTACGATTATGCTGCCGACATCACATTCTGGATTAGCACCCCGCATGCACGGGCGATGACCTTGTGCGTGTAAATCCAGTCCACCTCGATCCATGTGCCGCCGTCGCGTTCGACATCGATGTAGGTGCGCACATTCCGCTGACGCGCCTCGAAGGTCGCCCCGTAGGTCAGACGACGCAGACCTGGCTTATCGACATAGCCCACCCAGACATCGCGTCCCCATATCTCATCCATCCGACTGGTCAGTGTGATTTCCTGCGGGTCGAGACTGCGCGAGCCGAACGGGTCTGTCGGAAGCTGAAGCGCCGCCGCTTCCAGCACCTCCAGACCCCACAGGTTCTGTGGGAGCCCGCTCTGCGTCAAGTCGGTCACATAGCGTCGCTCTTCCTTGATCTCCTCGATTGCCAGCATCCGCCGTGCAATAGTCGAGGGGATTACGACCACATTCGGACGACGCCCCGTCGCCGTGAAGATGAGGTTGCTCGCGTTAATCAGGTCGGTCTTCGGTGACGAGACGGTATAGTTGTCCCACGGCGTCGACGGTGTGAACGCATGCAGGTTGTTCGCAGGGTCGCGCAGGGTTCGCGCCGCGCGGATCTCGCGGTTGAGCATCAGCAGGTCGGTCAAATGCTCCGTCATGTCGACTTCCAAGTCGATGGGCCCCGACACATTCTCACGCTGACGCGGTGTGATAATATCGCGCAGCGAGTGCTGCTCGCACATGTACCAGTCTGCCTTCCACCCGAACGACGCCTGCTTCGCCGTGTCGCCGTCCTGCCGCGTGTCATCAACATACCGAAACGCGGAGAGGTCGTACACATAGAACAGGTCGCTTTCCTTCTTCACGGGCATCGACGGGAAGATGCGCTCCGCGATGTACCCTTCGGGACGGTACTTAATGCTGACATTCGTCAGCACCTCATCGTAGTGAACTCGTTGCGCTTGTGCGACTGCCATCTTCTTAGCCTCCTTATTGCACGAATACGGTGCCTGTTAGCAGGCGGACAGGGATGACCTGCGGGTTCGTCGCCGCGTCGGCGGTTGTCGAGCGCAGCGCGATGCCGATGGGGAAGAACCGCTGCTGCTGGTTGTTACCCGTGCGGTTAAACGCAGCGTCGTTGTTCGCAAGCGCACGCACGGGGGTAATGAGGAAGTTGTAGTCGCGTCCGAACTCTGGGTGGATAATCGGACGGAGTTCGGGGATGCGACTGAACGGCGTCTGCGACGACGAGCGTACCAGCAGACGGTTGCCTGCCGTTGTGTCGCCGCCTGCCAGCGCCGCGAACAGCAGGTCGCCCGCGTTTACCTGCGCGTTCACGATGAGCGGAGTAATCCCGTCCAGTGCGACCATGACCTCCTTCCCGTCCAGTGCGAACTGGAGCGTGACGCCGATGATGGGACGCACCAGCGCCCACTGCTGCGTGGAGCCCTGCGCGACATTCGCCCAGTGCTGCGTCGGGTTCCCAGCGGAGACGATTAGTCCCGCTTCGGGGTTGATGCCAGGCTCAGGAATCGAGCCGTGTCCCGCGTCCCACAGGATGACCGCTGTGTACCGCGCAATCGCGGCGCGACGCGTGCGATCGAAGTCGTAGTACCGAAAGGTCGTCGTGAAATGGGTCTTATGTGCTTGCATTCATGTCACCCCCTAAATCTCGCGTGCAGCGCGTTTGATGGCCTCGCCGTAGGTGAGGCCCTCACTCGCGGCGATGCGCTCCGCGCGTGCGATGAGTTCGCGCGTGGTGCGTTCCTCGCCCGTGCGCAGCGTGTACCGTAGCGGCTGCTCCGACAAGTTCACGCGCGGACGATTCGGAACCATCTGCGCGACCTCTTCCAGTATCGCGAGTACGAAGTCCTCGACGGGGACTCGCGCGTCCGACGGCGCGTTCTCGCTCAGGCGCACGATCCGTGACTCGGGCATCTCGGAGCGCACAGCTGACAGCGTCACCGCACGACCGCGTAGCGAGTCGAAGATGTACCGCGCGAGACGCAGTATCGACGGCGGAACGGTATGCTCGTACTCCGACAGGAGCAAGTCCCTGTCCGATTCCCACTGACGCTCCTCAAGCTCCGACAGACGCACTCGCAAATCGCGAATCTCGTTCTGTGGTACGGTTCCTTGCGTATTCATCGAGTTGTAGCCTCCCTGATGTGTTGCGGTTCGAGCGCGTTCCGATAGCGTGACCACCTGTGCGGGATCCATGCGCTTGATGTACGGTCGGTTCGTGAGAGCGACTGCGCGGAGCGCGGTGACCTCGCGGCGCGTCTCAGGGTCTCGCCCGCGCACCGTCAGCTCCGCACTGGCGAACCGCAGACGACCATCCCGCACGCGGTCGAGAACCTCGTCGGTGGTCGGTCGAATCGTCGCGTACAGCGACTCGCCCTGACGCTCCAGTGCTGTTACCCATCCGACCGCGTCGGTCGAATCGTCCATGTGGTTCAGATTGACGGGCAGCTCGTATCCGAACACCCCGTCGCGGAAGTTCCGCACGATTTCGTCCAGCTCGCGTTCCGTGACGACGAGGCGCCCCTCAGGCGCCATCTCGTGCAGCCATTCGCCCGTGCGAAGCACCTCCACGCGAATCGCAGGGCGCGACCCGCGCGTTACCGTCTCCGCATCCGACAGTGTCACGACTACCATTCTGCGCTCCCTAAACGAAGCAGGCGGTGCGCTCGCATGATGCAAGCGCACCGCCTGCTACATCGACCAATTATACGGCGAAATTCGCTATTTCGGATCGAGCATCAGCTCGTCTACCGCCTTGCTCCGCAGCTCCGCACGCGACGGCAAGTCGGGATAGTAGTTCCAGCTGACGGGGATACCGTCCTTGACCGCGATTCGGATGAACCCGCGCTGGATAGAGCGTATCAGATGGACGAGTCGCTCCTCGTTGGGATGGAGTGCGACATCCGCTTCAGGCTCCTGCAGGTCGAACGGCTCCACGCAGCGCGAGTCGCTCTTCGCGGGATCGATGCGACACTCAATCGCGCGTTCGCCCACCAGATGCGACGGCTCGGCGTCCGAGACATACAGCGCGTCTATATGACCGTATCCGATAATCCGACAGAGACGGATGACCCGCTGCTCCGCAACCGAGAGTACCACTAACCATCACCTCGCGTGCCGCCGCGCACGATGCGCGTCACCATCACCTCGCAAGACCACCCATGCAACGGATGCTCCTGTATGTAGACGGGCGTCATCGTGACCTGCGGCGTCCATGTATCCGATGTGTAGAACTCCGACGCATGCATACGGAACCGATGCGGATGCTGATGCACATAGTCCAGCCAGAGGTCGGCGTACCACTCCTGCTGCAGGATGCTCTCGCGCGGGTCGGGCGAGTAGACCGCCCCGACGACGCTATACACATGACGCTGCTCGAACAGTTCAGGGAGCGCCAGCGAGACCAGCGAGGACTGCAGCTTGCCCACCATCACGATGGGGAACCTGTCGAACGGCACTTCCGACGGATACCATTCGTACACCGTCGGGCGCGCGAGCCCGAACGCCTCGCAGTAGCTCGCGTACTCCGTGAGCCGTTCCATGATCCACTGCCGCATGGGCGCTATCGGAGTCATCGCTTCGGTTGCAACCTCCTCGGCGTCGTCTTCTGACCCGTCGTGATTTCTTCGATCCAGCAGCGGCAGTTATTCAAGCAGCGCGTCTTGCCTGTGCCTGGCAGACCCAGCTTAATGAGTTCGTCGTAGGTGTATCCCCCCTTAGCACGCGATTCCGTCGCGCGTTGCACGCAGTCCTCGCAGTGTTCCGCATCGGGCGAGAGACGCCACAGGAACCGATGCGAGCGATCAGCGCCGTAGGCGAACCATGCGGTCATGAAGACCCCGTACAAGTCGCGTCCGTACAGCTCCAGACGCTGACGGTACGGCATCCGTCCGCGACCCGCACGCACATCGCGCATGAACCGATTGAAGTAGCGCATCTGCTGCGAGTATTGACCGTGCAGGTAGCGCAGCTCGTCGTCCGTGAACCGTGTCTTACCGCGTATCCCGCGACCTGCCAGACCGAGCGCGAACGCATGCACCAGCGTCTCCTGCTGACGCACGGCGAACCAGCCCTCGAACTCCTCCAGCGTCATCTGACCCGATTCATACTTGTCCCACTGCCCCAAGAGTTCCTTGCGGAAGGCTCGTTCCAGCTTCGTATACGCCGCGCGTGCATCCTGCGGGCGCTTATAGCCCCGCGTCACCTGACTCGGAACCTCGTGCCTGCGATAACTTAGCAAGATGATTTCGCAGTCGGTCGCGCCAGATTGCCCGCAGCTCAAAGCATAGCCGAGCATATCCTGCAGGAGCATGTTCCAAATCGAATCGCGCATCGCCTGCCTCCCATAGAATTACGAACCTGCTGATGGCGAGCTGGGGCTCGTCGCTGGTGAGGAGTTCGACGCGGGCACGCTCGGCAACATCGGGTTTGGGTCGGATAGCCTCGTTACCATCGACGCGAGCTTCTCGCCGACGGGTTTAGGGAGCGATGCAATCGTATCCGCGTCGAGTCCCGTCGCCGTCTTCAGCAGTTCCAACATATACCGACTCGCTGAGATGACCGCTTGACCCGTCGCAGCGTCGATGTCGGTCGCAGCGTCCTGCGCACGCAGACTCTCGATGTACGAAATCGCGCGTACCTGCACCTCGCGCGATTCGATGACCTGCCACGGCGACGGCGGGTTATCGCCCGCCTGCTCGCGCAGCCAGACCGTCTTAGCGCCCGTTATCGGATTCTCGATAAGGCAGAGTTGTACGGTTATCCGCATCTGTTCCACTGTCCACATCGTCGTCACCTCCAAACATGCCGTCTCGTTCGGCGTCTCTCTCCATATTCCTGCCGCCCTGCCACGCGATACCGTGCAGGTAGTCCATCTCCGAGGCGGCTTGCGTGCGCACGGGCACGCCCGCGTCCTCGGCGATGAGCGCCCAGTCAGGCACAATCACATCCCCGTCCGCCGTCGTCACAGGCTGACCTGCCGCCAGACGCTGCACGAACGACTCGACCAGATGCTTCGTGTACGCATGATCGATGCGCATCACGATTCGCGCCTTCGCATCGCTCCCGAAGTTATAGCGCACCAAGTCAGGAATCAGCTGCTTGTTCAGCACCGACTCGATTTGCGTCAGGTACGCATCCTCGTTCTGCAGAAAGAGGTCAATCTGCGACTGACCGAGTGCGTAGGTGCCCCGTTGCGGGTGAATCGTCGCCAGCGAGGGAACCAGCATCGCCTGACGCATCTGCTCGTCAAGGAACTGGATGTAGTTTTCGATGGCGACAGCGGGCGGCACCTCGAACGCTTCGACTTCCCACATCCGCTGTCCGTTCGAGTCATAGAGTGACGGTAGCACGATGGAGTGCGCGTTTGCCAGCTTATCGAGCTGCTCGCTCAGGTACTGCAGGTTATCCACCACGATGGGTTCGCCCGATTCCGTCGTGCCGATGGGCGTCTTGCCAGGGGGCGCGAACCCCTTCTTCGTCGGCACGGCGTAGGTCGAGTAGTAGGTCGCCATGTCCTGCAGGGCGCGTTGCTTCAGCTCGAAGAACGGCAGCGCGGGCTTAATCAGCGGGTTGCCGTACACCTCGTTGAACTCGGCGTCGAGTGCGAAGTGAATCAGCCGTCCCTCTTCGATGATTTCGCCTTCGGGCGCGAACGGCGTCACGAGGTGTCGGACGCCTGCGAACTCGCCTGTGGGATACACCAGCGCCCAGTAGATGGACGGGTCGAGATGCGCCACGCGCGAGAGTATCCATACATCGCGCAGGCGCAGTTCCTGCCGTGCGGGCGTCGTCGACATCGTGCGCGTCGTGCGGTACTCCTTGCGGAACTCCAGCACCTTCTCGACGAACGCGACCCCGAAGTCGAATGCTGTGCAGAGCGCCCAGAGCAGGTCATACATGTGGGGCTCCAGTGTGGACTGCAGGAACGCTCCGACGCGCTCGTCCTCGGCGTTGATGTACCAGTCGCAGCGCAGGATGGGCAGCTTGATGAGGCGCAGCGAGGCGCGTATCACGGGGTCTTGGCGCAGACGGTCGAGGTCGCGGATGGTGACATCGTCCAGACGGTACGCCAACATGCGCCCGTCGGGCGAGAACGCCGCTAACGGCGCACCGAGTCGGTTCTGCCCGACTCGCGCCTGCTGACCCTGCACGGGCGGTGCAGGCTTCGCGAACCGCTGCAACAGTTTCCGTATCATGCCGATTGCGCCCCGCTATGCCTTAGCAGTATACCGCTATCGTCCATCAGGTGTCGACCTGCGGGCTTGAGCGACTCCATCGCGCGACGCTGCTGCTCCAGTTGCCGTTGCTGGAGATGCTCCTTCGGCACCTCGGCGACGATGGTGTGCGTGTGTACGCTGAACCGTTGCCCCTTGCGAAACGCGCGTGCGTTCCGCTGGTCGAGTTCCGCTTTGCTGAACGGCAGCCCGTAGTGGACGATGTAGTTCGCGCCTTGCAGGTTCAGCCCCGTGCTACCAGCGGAGGTCGCCGCGATGAGTTTGACGCCCGAACGCGGGTTCTGCTCAGGACGCACGGTCACCTCGCGTCCATCGTCGAGTCGCACGCGCACGCTACCACTGCGACTCACTCGGATCGCGACGCCTTCGCCCCCGTCGAAGATGACGCGCCCGCCAGGCACAATCGCGCGTTCATTTACCGCCGCGCGTACCTGCTGACGACGCGCTCCGTTATCCTCACCTGTGTAGGTCAGCACCTCGCCTGGCTTAAACGCCTGCTGAATCGTGCGCACGCCCGAGAGGTAGTTCGCGAATACGATGCCGACAGGATGATGACCCGCGTCGCGCAGTTCGCGCAGGTCTTCGCGCTGATGCTCCGATTCCACCACCTGCCGAAGACGCTGAATCAGCGCGTTGCGCTCAGGGTCGCCGTCCTCTATCGCCTGCAGACGCTGGTAATCGCGCTCGGCTGCAGGTATCGTATCCTCTGCAGCGGTTATCCGACGGAGTTCCTCCAGCTGGTGCGTGCTGAGCGGGACGCTATGCTCGAAATCGCGACGCTGCACATTCAGCTGGTACTGCTCGCTGATGACGATGGGGTCGATGGCGCGGTTCAGGTTCTTCTCCTTGATGTGGTGTACCGCGCTCGCGCCGACACCGATGCCGTCAAACGCCAGCTGGAAGCTCGATTCAGGAATCATGCGCGGCTCGACCCAGCTCACCATCTGATGCACATTACTCACGCGCGAGCGAATCGGCGTGCCCGTCATCGCGACCATGTAGGTGTTCTCGTTCGTCGCCTCGCTAATCTTCTGCATCGCTTGCATAATCTGCGACGCTTCGCCTGTGCCTGGCGAAAACGCTTGGTGCGCCTCGTCGAGTACGAGCAGCACGCGCCCGTCGTGCTTGCGGATACGGTCGATAATCGCGTCGACATCGTTGCGGATGGTGGCGTGCCCCACGATAATAAACTTCGCGTCGCCCTCGCGGATGAGACGCTGGCGCTCCTCTGCGCCCGTTGCATGGGCGTCGACGAGCGCACGATTTTCAGGCGCGAGGTCGCCCGCAACGCCAATACGGATGCGGTTCTCAAAGAACTTGCGATGCTCGTGCAGCATCGTGTCGCGCAGATTGCTCGGCACCATCATAATGACCGCGTCGACCTGACCTGTATCGAGCAGGTGCTTACCCAGCGCAATCGACGAGAGTGACTTCCCGATGCCCGCCTTCAAGTCCCATACGACCCGCTTGCGCTGCAGCGCGAACTCTATCGCCGCGCGTTGCTCTTCGCCCAGCTTCACCGTCGGATCCATCCCGTCGGGACGCCAGTCATCGTCGAGCGTCAGCTCGTGTCGTTTGATGCGCTTCGCCTCCTCGTCCTCTTTGAACTCCATCGTCGCGCGTTTCATGAGTTGTGAGACCGCATCGCGCTTGATGACGAGTCGCGTCTGTCCGTCCTGCGTGCGCGAGATGGAGTAGTCACCTTCCTTGAGTCCCATCCGCCTTGCGATAGCGTTCAGTCGGGACGAATCCGCGACGCCTTGCACGACCACATCGTCGTTGTAGGTGCCTCTGCGGAGCGCGTCGGCGAGTGCTGCCGTGAACGCCAGCGACCCTGCGGCTTGTCCCAGCACGGCTTGTCTATGCAGCGTGTTCCGCGCCGCGAGTCGACCCGCGTAGGCAGCCGAGAGCGCATCGCGCGAACGCAGGTCTTCAATCAGCTGGCGCGTGCGTTCCGCTTCCTCTTCCGCTCGTCGGAGAGTCTCCGCTGGCACGCGCAGCGCCGCCTCCGCATGCGTCTGCTCGATGTCGCGTGTCAGCGACTCGATGTCCTGCGCTCGCTGTGCGAGGTATATCGCTGTCGCGTGCGCTGCGCCTTCGACGCCCAGCAGTTGCACTAAGGCGGGATGTACCGCCGCGCCTGCGTGACGCAAAGTGAGGTTCGCCAGCGCCTCCGCAGCGCCCTTGTTGTACCGCGCATGCACGCCGCGACCCGCGTTGTCAAACGCATTCCAGAACGCAACATTACGCCGTGCTGCGACTTCCAGCTCCGCTGCGTTCCGCGCACGCTGCCACGCCTGCGCTACCGCCGACTCGATTTCCTCATCGTCGACGGGCTGCCCCGTCAGAATCGACGCCGAGGTCGCCATCGGCGCAGTCTCGCGCATGACACGCTCATACCGCGCCTTGTGCCTGCGCAGTTCGTTCGTCAGCAGCCCGAGCGCCTCTAACTGCTCTTCGTTCAGATTTCGCAGACGCTGACCCAAGTCTTCGGGTACATCCTTGATGTCGACGCCGATGGCGAGCCCGAGTTCCTCCAGTGCGCGTTTCGCGATATTGTCCGCCGCCTCACGGATGCGCTCCGCCTGCGCGAGCTTGCGCTTCTCCTCGTCCTCTTGCGACTTCTCCGACGGAGTCTCCTCATCCGTCGCTGGCTGCTTCGGCTCCCGTTGCGGTTTCTCAGGCTCGCGTCGCATGCGCTCGACGCGCACGGCGCGGAGCAGATGACCCACGAGTTCGTCGGCGTCGGTCTGCTGGAGCGTCTCTGCGTCGTATCCGAGCAGTTTCGCCGCGGCTTGCGCGTACTTGTCGCGTTCCTGCGCCCACGATTCGGAGACGCGCTGCTTGAGCGCCTCGCGCTTCGACTCATCCATCGGCTGGCGCTCGCGACGGGAACCGCCCTCTGTCACATGCACGCGCAGATGCATGAGATTCGCGCTGCCCGCCCAGACGACACGGAACCCCGTCGTCGTCGGCTTAATCAGCACATGGCGGTAGTCGGGATGATCGGGCCCGTGCGGCTTGAGCGTAATCCAGCGACAGTCGGGACACGCCGCCATAATGGCGTCCCACGGCTTCTCGCTGAGTCGTATTAGCAGCCGCTCAAGCAACGCAGACGCATGCATACCTGTTCGTTACGGCAGGATCGGGAACTGCGCGGGCGGAATGTCGTTGGGGTTGCCTGTAGTCGTCAGCGCGAACAGACGCGCTACCGAGCTGCCCGATGTCCAATCTCGCACGGTGTAGCCGAGTCCTGTCGTGAGTTCGGCTTGCGTCGCAGCAACAGCGTTGACCCAATCGCCAGAGCTCTCGACTGGATCCCAGACGATGGCGAGTCGTGTCTGGGCGGGATCGTGGTACACGCGCACGCCTACGCCCGACAGCTCAATCCGTCGGTTCCACAGGTGCCATAGCAGCTTGCGTGCGCGTCGACGACGCCACATCGATGTGCGCAATAGGATTCGGTTCATCTCGCTCAATTATACGCCGCGCATCCAGCGGTCATCGACCGTCGGCAGGTATCCGACTGAGCGCGTGTACGGGATCGCGAGTTCCCACGCGAGCGCGACCGCTATCACGATGTCGTCGTGCTTCCCTTCGGGCGCCTTCACGCGGAGTCTGCCTGCGTCCGTGCGCTCGTACTCGAACCGTGTGAACTCGTCGATGAGTATCGGGTCGTTGAGCAGCTGCAGCCCGTCGTATTCCAGCCCCATCGCGAGCTTAGAGACGACAGTGAGCTTGCTCATCGGCGTAAAAACGAACGGGTAGACCGCCAGCCCGTTGCGCAGGAGCGTGTCCGCCATGTGGTCGTTGCCTGTGGCGTCGATGCATATCGGCGCGTGGAACCTGCGGGCTACATGCATGATGCGCTCCGCTTGCGTGTTCCAGTCGATGAGGTTGAACCGTTCCATATAGCACAGGTGCTTGCGGGTCGCGTCGATGACGGCGATGACCGTGAAGTCGCGGTACTTGGCGAGGTCGACCCCGACGGTGTATTGGTGTCCCGCGATGGGCGCGGGCTGCCACTCCGCGTTCAGGCAGCGCGTAAGGTTGCGAAACACGCTCCCGCCTTCGGGCAGGAACTCGGCATAGATTTCCTGACGCGCGGTATCCTCGTCGAGTTCGGCGAGCATCTGCTCAATCTCGTCGCGCGGGATGTACGGGTTGCGATGCGTCGGCATTTGGAACGCTGCGAACAGCGGCTGCGCAGGGTCTTGACCTGCGACGAACAAGTCCCAGAACCAGTTCATGCGCTTCGGCGTCGAGATGACGAGCGCGTGCCCCTCGCGGTCGGTCAGCATGGGACGCAGGTATTGTGACCAGATGAATCCCTCGCGGATGGTCGCCGCCTCGTCGATGACGAGCAGGTCAACCGCGCGTCCTTGCAGCGAGCGCGGGTTCTCCGCCGTGCGCGACTGGAGTATCCCGCCCGTTGCGAACTCTAACTCGTAGGGCACGGAGCGACGCCGTGCGACGATGTCCTTATACTGCAGCCCCGACTTGAGACAGAGGTTGCGCAGGATTCCTTCGACCCCGTAGGTGAGCGGTCGCGTGAGGTCATAAGTCGGTGCGACAATCCAGACATGTCCGCCCAGTAGCGCGTAGGCAACGGCTTCCGCAGACGCAGCGGTCGTCTTGCCAAACCGTCGTCCGCACGCGA